CTGAGTTCCAGTTGTGTTTGCAAATAAACTACGATAACCAACAGCAACATTGTTAGAAGCAGTGGTGTTTGCCAACATGGTTTCCACTCCTATTGACACATTATTACCACCAGTTTGATTTTTTTCTAACGCAAAATATCCCAATGAGGTATTATTATTTCCAGTTGTATTTAATAACGAAGCACTATTACCTATAGCAGTGTTGTTTGCTCCAGTTGTGTTAGCTCCTAATGAAGCATAACCAACTGCTGTATTATTTGAAGCTGTACTATTTGCATCTAAAGCTCCAGAACCCAACGCTACGTTCTGCGTTCCAGTTGTGTTTGCAGTTAAAGCAAGAGCTCCTACAGCAGTATTATTGTGTGCAGTGGTATTTTTTAATAACGCACTAACACCGAGTGCAGTGTTATTAACTCCTGTTGTGTTATCACCTAAACAGTTATATCCAACAGCAGTATTATCACTTGCAGAAGTATTTGCATCTAATGCATTAGCTCCAATAGCTACGTTTTGAGTTCCAGTTGTGTTGCTCATTAATGATTGAAAACCAACGGCAGTATTATTATCTGCGGTACTATTAGCACCTAACGATTCTCTACCGACAGCAGTATTATTGTCTCCTGTAGTATTAGAGTGCATAGAAGTTCTACCAACTGCGGTATTTGCATTTCCTGTAATGTTGCCACTTAAAGCGGTTCTTCCAAGAGCAGTATTCTCTTGTCCAGTAGTGTTGGCATCTAAAGCTGCAGAACCTAAAGCGGTATTATCAGTTCCAGTTGTGTTTGCTCCAAGTGCATCAAGACCTACAGCAGTATTGTTTGAAGCTGTCGTGTTTGCATCTAAGGCATTTTTACCCACGGCAGTATTTGAGTCTCCTGTAGTATTAACTCCTAAAGCACCTCTACCAATACCTGTATTATTATTTCCAGAACTATTACTATCTAACACTGCAAAGCCTACGGCTGTATTACCGCTAGAAGAGACATTTGATTCTAAGGCTAAGTAACCAACAGCAGTATTTTCTGTTCCTGTCGTATTACTATCAAGAGTAAAAGCACCCACAGCAACATTGTTTGAAGCTGTTGTATTAGCAGCTAAAGACTCTCTGCCGATTGCTGTATTGTTAGCGCCAGAAGTTACAGCTGTCAAAGAATTTTTACCAATAGCTGTATTACCTTCGCCGCTTACAGAAGCGTCTAAAGCACTTTCTCCAAGAACAGTATTACCAGCAACAGAGTTTGCTCCTTTACCTATATTTATACTATTTATCGTTCCATCTAAAGGGAAAGCGGGTGCGCCTGCAAGACTAAATAAATTTATATGAGCATTGTTAGCAGTATTTCTTAGCTGCATAATACTTGTTGAAGTATTAGCAAAGAATTGACTTGCGTAATTAGTACTTGGTGCGGATGATCCAGAATTATTACTTGAAATTGCTAATAAAGCATTATTTATATCAGCCCTGACGTTTGCTCCAGTGGAGTTATCTATAACGTAATCGTGTTGTGCCATTTCCTAATCCAAAATTTTCTTTAAGTATATCCTAATTCAACTCTAACTACCACGACCGAAACCTACCGCAGTATAACTAAATGTTTTATCCTGTACAGCATTTCCAGAATTAGTAAATTTTATTGTAAAACCACTTCCTGATATGTTAGTTAATTCAAATTTATCAGTGCCACCTAAATCATTTGCAGTAATACCAATACTAGGAAGTTGTGAGCCTGCTGCAACATCAGTACCACTAGCACCTGTAAAGAAAGCATGGTCAAAAGTAACAGCAAGACCAGATGATGATGTACCAGAACTTAAATTACTTTTCTGTTCAGTTCTTCTGTCAAGTTCTGCTGTATAACCTAATTGATCTATCTCAATACTTTGAGCAGGGTCATCACTATCCATTTCACATCTAAACTTAAATCCTCTTCCTATATGAGTTCCATTAGCAAAAGTATTAAATGTCTTGCCTGTAAAATCACTATCCTGATAACTAGAACCATTACCAGGAGCAGCAGTTGTTGTTGCCACTAATAATTTTGCATTGACATCAAATGCAGTTGCTTGGTCAAAATCAGTCCAAATATCTATATTTGCTGTTCTTTTATCAACTAAATCGTTAGGATAAAAACCTTGCGTCACAAAATGTCGTGTAAGTCTTAATGGGTGAACAGAACCTAAATCTAAAATATTTGCAAAATCATAACTACCACCTGTAATATCAACAGCCCCTAAGAAATCAAAATCAGCAATAGCATCAAAATCTGTTACATCATCTAAAGTTTCTAATGATCCAAGAACAAGACCATTAACATCTTCACTGAAAAAACAATCTACTTTTGTACCACCAAAAGGAGGAGAATCTGTATCTTCTCTATCTGTAAAAGTAACTAATTTAGGTAAAGGATCAGGATTTGTTACTACAACAGATGCTTCTCCAGAACTTAATCTACCACCATCATCACGGAACTTAAGAATATACTCACCATCAATTGCTGGAACTAAAGTCTCGCTAACAGAGCCAGGCAATCTAGGAATAATATCAACGGAATTAGTAAAAGTACCAGTACCATCTGTTAAATTACTGTGTCTTACAACTACGTTTCCACCATGTATAACATCAACATCTGTTGATTGATTAAAACGTAAACGTAATAATTGATCTGATACAGGCTCTACTAATAAACCTGTAACATCTGCTGGCAAAACAGTTTTACCAACAGCTTTAAAATCATCTATTGATGCTGCTGTGGTGCTTAATATACCTAATGCATTATATGACTGCACTTTAAATTTATAACTTCCTAATCTAGATTCAAAAAGTTCAAAGTCTGGTCTTGATACTCTAAAAACTTCAACGCTATCATTTCCAAATTGTGATTCAATTCTGTATTCTTTAACTCCTTGTATAGGTTCCCATGAAACAAATATTTTAGAAACAGCACGATTATTTAAAACAACAATCTGCTCTACAGCCGATAATCCTGAAGGTGGTGGCTTTACATCTAATAATGTCGTTACATTGCGAGGTTGTGCAGGGATAGTTGTATCTTCAACTTGAGTATATTTATTTACATCATGTATTATCGCTGAGACTGTATATTCAGTTTCACTTGATTCCTCAATAGAAATTACTCTATAAGTTTGAAATTCTACAGATGTATTTTCTATAGCCCAAACACTATTAGCTTGTGGCACTGCTGAAAATGCTGATGACACAGTAATTGTTTTATCAGATATAGTACTTATTGATCTAGTTTCCATAGTCCCGTCAGGTAAAACAACAGAAAGAGTTGCAGCATTTTCTGTAGTCAAATCTGTATTATTTGCATCATCAACAATAATCTGTGTAGTAGAAACACCTGTATTAATACGTCCACCTCTACGAACACCAGCCCTCAAACTATCTGCAATTCCTATTATCATTGAAGGTCTAACAATAACACCAGCTTCTAATGTTGTTGTAAAGCTACATACTTCTGTTTCTCTTAAATTTGTATATAAGAACCAACGACCTAACCTGTTCGCTTGTCCTCTTGACGTACAGGCAAAAGCTTTAATTGTTTTTCTAGTCTTGCCATACTTTGAAGGGAAAGAGGATAATGCAGTTACATCACTAGCTGTTACTAATTCATAATCAATTTTCTGCGTGTCATTATCAAAGTAAGCTACTTCTACCTCTGTAAATTTTGTTCGTTGACCTGTTCCAGTATATGTAAATCCACTTTCAGTAACATTTGCATTTGTAAATAAATATTCTGCATCAGATGTATTTGTATCTGTATTTGTTGGTCTATCTTGCCCTATTTGTAATGTGCCAACACTATAAAAAGGCATAGCGTTCATAACAGAACATAAATCATTTATTACTGTATAAGCATCATTCTTTTGATTTAAAATTACATTACAGCTAAATCTTGGCTCTGTTATTCCTGTTATTGGATCTGTAATTATCTCACTTGCATATTTAGATGCTTGGAAAAAAGAAAACACATCTAATGAATCTTCAGATATAACACCATCAGGACCACCAAAACCTTTATCTGTTGTTAACAGGTCATATAAAATCCAAGCTGGATCTGCACTCCACTCTTTGTCAGTTTTAAACGTACCATTAAAAGTACCACTGTAAGAAATAGCTCCATTATCCACATCTACAGTTCCGTTATGAGGGATCTTAATTTTTGTACCCTTAACCCTATACATTCTTTTAGGAAAGGATTGAAAAGATTGTGCATTAAATCTTAGTGCTACATAAGCAAAACCTTGATATGACTGTGATTCCGTAATTATTGTTGTGAATGATAAAAAATTAGTTGCATTTGCCAAAGTAGATACAGAACTATCATCTGTATTTCTTATAACTGTGACAGTTAAAGGAAATTGCAAATTTGAACTTTCTAAATCAATCTCATAATCTTTTACAAAAGGACTTGTAGCTTTACCATTAATAGAATTTTCTACAACTGGATTATGTACAGTTCCATCATTTTCTGTTATTCGTATTGATATTTTTACTTCCGTACCAGTTATATCGCCATCAGATTGAAAATTTTGTAAAGCTGGAATCTGTATAGATACTCTTATAATTTTTATTAATTCATTACCATCTGTATCTTGAACACCTGTAATTGATCTTGAAACAGATGCACTTTTTGTTACTGCAACACCAACAGGAGTTGTATTTTCTATTCGATCAGGACCAAACGTATCAAATGTACTTAAAGGTTGTTGGTCATCAGTTCCATTTCTAAAAAAAACTTCTACATCTTCAAAATTTAAATCTCCATTAGCATTTACTAAAGGAGTATTGTCTAAAAAAATATCTTTTCCAATATTTAAAGAATCTGTTGTAGATGGTAATGTATTTGTTGGACTTCTAAAACCTTCAATTTCGCCATATCCCAATAAATCTATAACTGTTGCAAATTGTTTACTTCTTAAACCTCCTTCAATTAAATCAGGGTCTAACGCTCTGCTGTCAGGTCTTCTTCCAAATAATTCATCATCAACTAATCTAGGCATAATAAATTAATTTGGATTTCTTTCTGTAATTTTAACAGTGTTGTCTGCTGAATTTCCATAACTTTGACTGTTCCACATACCAAGAGAAGCTTCAAAAGTATTTGTGGTAACATTTTCAACACCAAATCTTGCTCCACCATCTACATTTGAACCAGCTAAAGGCCCTGTTAGAAAATCTAAACGAATACTTTCACCATTTGATAAACCATGATTATTAATATGTACAGTAATTCTATTACCAGATTGTCCATAAGTACCTTCATCAGTTATAAGTGACACTAACTGAACAGTATCAACTCCTGCACTGATTAAAATTGATCCGCTATAAACATATCCATATAAAATTGGTACAGGCACACCGCTAGTGCTAACATTTTGTATGCCAGAAAAATTATATGATCCCCTTATATTTGGATCTGTATCACCAACAGAACTTTGATTATTTGTTGGTTGATTATTGCTTAATAGTTCAGTAGCAAGAGTTAAACCCACTGTTAATAATAAATTTCCTAGACCACCAGTTGTGAAAGCCAATACAAAAGGCAAAGCATTTGAAACTACAAAATCAAAAGCATCACCAATAAAATCAAATACAAAATCACTTCCAACTGCAACTGGTATTATTTGTATTTCTCCCTGACCTTTTAATGATATTAAATCTTGAGTTATTACATTTCCATTCATTTTTACTTTATAAAAATTACTTCTCATGTGGCTTTCAAAACCAGCAAAATTAGCTTTTAAAAAATTAAAAGCCTGTTCTGGTGAACTAACAGCAGCTTCAAAAGTTGACTGACCTAAAAATTTTCTTAATTTTCCATATACCTTAATTGTCTTAAGCTGCATATCTATAAACACCTCTAAGTGCTTTTTGGTATTTTAAACCATAAAATTCTCTACAACTTAAACGATAATAAGAATGATTTAAAATCATCATATCTCCAATATAAACAGCAACATGAGATGGTTTTTTTAATGCACCGCTAAATAGTAATACATCACCTTTTTGTATATCATCATTTGTTTCTTGTTTTTTAAAATTAGATTCTGTCAATACCTTTTCAAAATATGGATTATCAGCAAATTCTTTCAATGTTTTTGGTCTAGGCCAATATTTTATATTAATATTTTTTGTTTCTTTGAACCAATCTGTTACTACAGACCAACAATCATATTTTCCCCATATAAACTTACGTCCAATCAAAGAAGGATTTTTCCAGTCTTTTGGTTCTAATATTATCCAATCATCAGTTTTTAAACTGTAAATATAATAAGGAAATCCAATATGTTCACAGGATGCTTTATCTGCCTCTGAAGCAATCGCTGGCCCTTGAGGATGACTGTGAATAACTCCTAATATTTCTCCTGTATCTTCACATTCAGCCCAGTCTTCGGGATCTAACATGAAAAATTCATGGGTTGTTTCTGCTAAATTTTTACAAGGCCAGAAAGTTTCTTCGCCATTAATTATTGCTAATAAACCACAAGCTTCTTTTGGTGCCTGTTCCTTTGCATATTTAACAGCTTTAGTTTTCCAACTCATAACTAACCATTAACGAAAGTACCAACACCAATAAAATCTGCCCTTGTTACAAGTTTTTTAGGTGCGCCAATACCAGCTAAATCAAAAGTACTTATTAATTCAAATTGTACAATATCTCTATTCTCTGTAATTTTTCTTTCAATAAAATAAATTTCTTTTGGCATTTCAGCAGTAGGATCTACTGAACCGACTTTATAGGGATTTATATTTGATGGAAAGTTTTCTTCATCTAAAAATCTTGCAAGTGTTCGTCTGCGTGTAACTTTTGCACCTGACAGATCAGAAAAAGGTGTTGTTTGATTTACTAATAAAAGAATAGATGTAATTGATCCAAGCAGATTAGAAAAAGCTAACGTAGGTCTTGGTAATTTTCCTTCTCCAGAATATTTAAAACCTTTTGCCTCACAAGGCATCCTTGTATATGTATTAGATTGCCACACAATATCTTGACTATCTTTCATGTTATTTCCAGCATGAAAAAGGTAAACAGTAGGTTCTGTAATTGTTGAATTAACATTAAAAGAAACATTACCACTTGTAGATTGTGAAGCTGTTGCTGTAACTGTAAATGTATTTGCATCTGGAACTGTTTGTATAGTATAAATTCCATCTGTAGCATTACCAGATGTAAAATCAAAAGTTAATATCAAACCAGTTGAGAACCCATGACTGTTTAAAGTGATCGTTATGGTAGTGCCACTTTGAGAATATGTAGCTGTCTTTGCAACCTTTGTATAATGAACATCAGCTTTTAATTCAACAGAAAATAATTCAATGATTGATTTATTTGTAAGCTGTTGTAACTCAGGTACAGGATTAGCCATTTATGGTTCAAATACCTCTCTAAATGTTGTTGTAATAACGGCTCTATTGTTATAAGGAATTTGTTTAGACCAAGAATCACAAACAAACTTGCCTTCTCCAGAT